AAATACAGATGGATATATGGATAGAAAGAATGAGGTTATAGGATCACAGATAGGTACAATGACACTATCATTCAATGCGGAGGAAGGTGAAGTAAGTGGTCATATCTAAACCGATAAGAAAGAATAAGAAAACCTTAACAAGTAAGGTAGTAGTTGAAAGATCTAGAAAAATATCAACCCGTAATAGAATTATAAACACTTTAGGAATGTACACAAAAGGATTACCTCTTACTGAAATACAATATAAAGGTGACATACCAAGCATGGGCAACCTACATCATACAATTAAATTCATGGTTAGGGCAGGAGAGGTAGACAAAGAGAAATGTCCTCACTGTGGTACTACAGAGATATATAAATTACATTTATAATAAGACAAGTTTATATTTAGAAAGAACGAATAGTTCCTATGTTTATCAATATTTGTTGGAAAAAACAAGATGGAGAGATCATCAAGGCACTACAACCTGTAGATAAAGCTAGTAAATTCATTCAAGTAATGGAAGCCAAGGGAGTAAAGACTTGGTTCGAACTAGAACAACCAGTAGTAGTATAAAATACATACACCCATTTTTTATTTTTTTTGCATGATTATAATGTTATATAACTTAAGTAAGTTATGTTATGTAACTCTACTCTACTGTTAACAACTCTTTAACAAATGTTACATAACTTAATAAGACTTATATGTTCATCTTTTTCTTAGTATGTCATGACAAAAATTAAATCAATTTCAGTATCTAAAGAGGGAGAGAAAATATATGAGGACTTGAATAAAATAAGACCTAACACAATATCATTTAGTTCTATGTTGGTTCTGGCTTCAAGAGAATATGTAAAGAATCATATGATAACTGATACCAGGATTACAGATTTCGAATCTGAGGATGCTCGGATGCTACCATCTGTATATGCTGATCCTCATTACTGGACAGACATGATAACAACTATGGAAACAAAAGACTTAAAATTATTACAAGGTAAATTAAAACAAATACAGAACTTAATCAGATTCCAACAGGACAAGATATTATGACAGACTATACAGATTCTGCAATGGCAGATAGATTTGAAAATTTCTTTAAACACTTTAAGGTTAATGGTGATTATACATATGTAAATGATATTGATAGTCTTATAGCACAACCACATCATGTGTCAATAGATTATAATGATTTCACAGATGATATCAAAAAGGATATACTTATTGGACAAACAGATAACAGAGTTCAAAAAGTAATGTTCAAAGCAATATGTCAAGTGTTTAGACAGAGGAACTCAATAGACTCAGCAATTCAAGCAGACATAATAAAATTTGAACTGTTGAATTGGAAAGGATATGAGGGTACGATATTCGGTAATCCAAAAACAAGTGGTGTAGATATCATAAGTCCACCTGACATTGAAGTATTAAATGATACAGTAGAGAACTGTGTTAATAAATTATTTAATTATAACTCAACAGGAGTTTTTAATAATTACAAATATGATGAAATTATCAGTAGTCTTAAACCTACTAGTACATTCACATTGGATATAACCCCAACAGTCATATCAAAAATGTTCCTAGATACAGGAAAAAAATTCTATGATATAGTTAAACAGGCATTAATATTATCACTTGAGGAATCACATCAAAAAATAGATGTGGAAACTGTATACTCTGGATTAAACATAGAGTTCACAGGCATACCTACAATCAACATGTATGATATCAAGGCACGTAAACATGAGAATAAGATGGTAACATTTGACACAACCGTGATAGCATTAGACTCTCCAAAATCATATACAAAATCAGCAACTGCAATATGTACTATATGTGGTATGGATAAAACGATTAAGTGTACAAATGAGAGGAAGATGCCACCTGCAAAGTGTGATAACCCTGCATGTAAAAGGGCAGGCATGACAATAGACCCTGATACAATAGTCACTGATGACATACAAACTATAGTTATGCAAGAGCCTATGGAGTTAGCAAAAAATAATTCACCTGTAATATTAATAGGAAAATTATTAGGAACCAAGGTAGGCTCCTCATTTGCAGGTCAGAAGAAAAGAATCACAGGACTATTCAAATCAGTAATAGATCCAAAGAAAATTGAGAATGATATTTACATAGAGGTTGCCTCTGTTGAGAGTCTTGAAGGTACAGATACTGTATATCCAACCAACGATGAACTATGTAAAATAATAGATGACTCTAAAGAGGAGGGGTTTCTTGACAAAGTATCTGCATCATTTGCCCCACATATCTATGGTTACAAGACAATCAAACTATCAGTTCTCCTGGGATTGGTTGGTGGTAACACTACTTCAATGAAGAGAGGTAATACACACATGCTGTTAGTAGGAGATCCATCAATGGCAAAGTCAGAGTTATTAAAGTTTGCAAATAAGGTTACACAAAAATCAATGTATACTTCAGGTAGAGGAGCAACGGCAGCTGGTCTTACAATAGGTATGGTTAAACTGTCTGATAATAGAATGGTTGCAATGGCTGGAGTACTTCCATTATGTTCAGGTGGTCATGCATTCATAGATGAGTTTGATAAGATGAATCCAGATGATAGGTCAGGGCTACACGAAGCAATGGAACAACAAACAGTATCAATAGCAAAGGCAGGAATCCAGATGAGCCTACCATCAAAGACTACTATCATTTCCGCAGCGAATCCAAAGTCGGGTAAGTATGATTTGAACATGCCAATATCAGATAACTTAGAAGTACCCCCACCACTCATATCTAGATTTGATTTGATATGGCTATTCACTGATAAGGTTCACAGAGACGATGATAGAAGAAAGGCTATGCATATAATAAAATCATTTACTGATGACACACAGGCAGTTGACACATACATGTCAGAGGAGATGTTAAAAAAATATCTTAATCATGCTAGAGACTTACATCCTAAATTAACAAAAGAGGTAGAGAAAAACATTGCAGACTTGTATGAAAAGATGAGACACATTGGTGGTGATGAAGATGAAAATAATTTAACAATAGGACTTAGACAATTAGAATCAATTATAAGATTATCAACAGCACATGCTAAACTATTGTTAAAGGAACAAGTTGACATATCTGATGTCAATGCTGTGAGAGATATTGTATCTGAGAGTTATGATTCATTTGGATATGACTTAAACAAAGGTGAAGTCAATCAGGACTTGTTGTTCGCCTCATCATCAAAAGATACAAAGGATATGAGAGCAAGACATATTTGGTACAAGGTAGCAGATAAAGATGGTAGTGTTGACATGACAAAGTTTATGAAAAAACTAAGTGATGATAGTATGTTCTCTGGAACAAAGGCACAATCATGGTTCGGACTTTGGGAAACTAATGGTGTCATCAAACTCAACAAGAACGGAACATGGAGATTATCATAACACTTAATACTATGTCTTTATGTACAGGAGTGTGGCAATGGAAGATATAGAAGAGATAACTGATTCGTTAGAAGTAGAGTCTCCTGATGTAGAAGATGAGATTGATTACTCTTTATCACAATTAAAAGGACTTGGTAAAGTAACTGAAAAAAAACTTATTGGGTTTGGTGTAACATCATTAATCGATTTATGTATAAGAGGTTCAAAAGAAATATCAGAGATAACAGGTGTAACTAAAGCGACAACTGATACATGGTGCATGGGATCACATAAACTGTTAGAAGAGAAAGGTATCATAAGAGATTCTAGTATGAGTGTATTAGATTTATTAGAGTATCAAAAACAATCCCCTAAGATTAGAACAAAGTGTAAAGCATTAGATGATCTGTTTAACGGTGGGTTAGAGCCTGAAGCAACGTATGAAGTATATGGACAATTTGGTTCAGGTAAGACACAGTTCTGTAACACTCTAACAGTAGAGACTATCAATGCAGGAGACAATGTTGTTTGGATAGACTGTGAAGATACATTCAAGCCAAGAAGAATAATGGAAATAATTCAAGCAAGAGAATATGGTAACGAGGAAGAAGCAAAGGACATGCTTAAACATATCACATATTTCTATTGTCCTAACACTGAACAGATGATGGGAACAGTTAATGCATTATCAACATTACTAATGGATAAGAAACCAAAGTTAGTTGTACTTGATGGAGCAATCGGAC